TTTTATTGGTAGATTAGCTGCTGCTCAATCATCAGGAAATGGTGGTATTTATTCAGCAAATAGTTCAACTATTAATATTTCTAATTCACAAATAAGTAAGTTTTACAACGGAATACTTATTAGCGGTGGAACAGAAATAACAATTAATGGAAATACTTGTTCAAATAATTACAACGCTGGAATTTATGCTGGTGGATGTGATAGAACAATTATTAGCAACAACAACTGCAATACAGATGGTGGGGGTACTGCGGATGCTGGTATTTATTCTGCTAATACTGTTGGTTATGGAATTCACAATATTATCGGAAATGTTTGTACACAAAATGGTGGTGGAGTTCAAAACTATGGAATTTATGCAACATTGACCAATAATGCAGGAGCAGAAGGCTTTACTAATTTAGTTGGGAATGCTTGCAAATATAACAATACTGCAAATATTAGTACTAACGGTTATACCTCAAATATTAGCTCGACTGGAAACATAAACTAATGCCTAATACATACACTTGGCTTGTTGATTCATTAGATTGCATTCCATCTTCTGATGGAAAATCTAATGTTGTATCCAATGTTCATTGGAGAGTTAATGCAATTAGCGATCAAAATTATGTAAAAACATTATTAGATGGTACAACTCAAACGCTTCCTTATTCTTCTACAATTCATGGAACACAATCATTAACTTACAATTCAGAAAATTCATTTATTGATTATTCTAATCTTACAAAAGATACTGTAATTGGCTGGATACAATCTGCTATGGGTTCAGATCAAGTATCTGCAATTCAATCTATTTTAGACAATCAAATTGCAAATTTAATTAATCCTAAAATAGTTATGCAACCTTTACCTTGGAAATAAATAGGAATAAAAATGTCTGATCTTGATCCAAAAATTCAAAAAGAAGCCATAAAAGAAGCATTGCAAGAGTGGCTTGACAGTCAATTTTCTAAGTTCGGAAAATGGACATTAAATGGCCTTCTTTCTGTTGGATTGGTCGGACTTGTTTATTTATGGGCTGCTGGTCATGGATGGGTTTCACCAAGAGGTTAATATGGCAGATCAAGATAGCGCAAAAGAAGTAGCTGGGAAATCAATTGGTCAGCATGGATTGGCTTATATAACTGCCATTATTGTTATTAGTGTTGCAGCAAGCATTTTCTTAGATTCATCAAAAATTGCAGCAGTTATTGGTATGGCTGGCGGTGCAATCATGGCCATTATTAATATGATGAATGCAGTTTCAGGAACTACTGAAAAGGAAGAAAAGCCCGAGTTTGCAGTTATTCAGCAACTTATTCAACGATTAGATCATCTTGCCGATAAAGAGCCACCAATGTCGGTGACTGTGGATGGAGATAAAGTCACAGTAACCAAAGGCTCGGATAGCATTACTACAAAAAAATGATCGAAGAAGCCAATATTTCAAATTCATCTGAATCAGAAAAAGTGATTGTTGCTGATAACAATCAAAATTGGCTTAATACAAAATGGCGTCCAGCAATGGCTTGGATGTATATGTCGGTTTGCATATTTGATTTTATGATTGCTCCGATATTTTGGTCTTTGGTGCAAGTATTTGGTAAAGGAGTTGTTCAAAATCAATGGAATCCTTTGACATTGCAAGGCGCTGGATTTTTTCACCTTTCAATGGGTGCAATCCTTGGAATTACTGCTTATGGTCGCACTCAAGAAAAAATGCAAGAAATGACGGTGAAATAATGTTTTTATCAACATATATAAAAATTGCCATTTTGCTATGCATATCTTTGGGAAGTGCATATATTACGCATGAAATTGATTATTCATCGATAGAAAAAGCAAAAACCGAATCAGTAACACAAGCCCTTAAAAATCAAACAGAGATCATCAACAAACAAGCTCAAGACACTCAGAAAGCCCAAAATGAAAAAGACGCTCTCCAAGCTCATTATGAGTTGCTCCTTAATCAGTATCGCGGTATCGGGTTGCACGACCATAGCTCCTCCTCCAACCAACCCTCCTCCGTTGCAATACCAAAGGAAGGACTCAGATTACTTGAGTCAGATGCAGAATTTCTTATCGGATTTGCTAAATCGTGCGCAATCACAGAAATCGAGCGAAACGAAGTAATCGATAAATACAATGATTTGACGGTGAAATAATGGAATATTCAAAAGATGGATTACATCTTACAGAGCGTTTTGAAGGATGTCGGCTTGTGGCTTATCCTGATCCTGGTAGTGGCGGTGATCCTTGGACTATTGGTTATGGTCATACAGGGCCTGAGGTCGTAGAAGGTTTAGAAATTACTCAAGAACAAGCAGAGCAATACCTTGCCCAAGACATTAAACAAGCCGAGGCGAACGTCAACGCAGTAGTTCATGTAGAGCTAACCCAAGAAGAATTTGACGCGCTTGTGGACTTCGCATTTAACTGTGGATGTCGCAATTTAGACTCATCAACCCTTATAAAGAAGCTAAATGCTGGAGATTATGAAGGCGCATCACATGAGTTTATTAAATGGGATATGGCTGCCGGTCATCATATGGCTGGCTTGTTAAAACGCAGAGAAGCAGAGGCTGCAATGTTTATTTCAAAATTGGCATGAGCGACATTTTTGACGATGCAAGCGATTTAGAAGAGCATCACCGATCTGTTGCCCTTGCCAAAGCTAGATTACAAAAGAAAGAACTTAAAATTACTGGTTTTTGCTTAACTTGCAATGAGCGCTTAGAAGATTCAAAAAGATTTTGTGATGCTTGGTGTCGAGATGAATATCAGCGCTATGAAAGAATCGCAAAAATTAAAGGCTTGAAATAGCACTTACCAAGTTATACAAGGTCATTAAATAATCTCTTATTTCTTGATTCTTGCTAAATTCATCGGCATTTTCTTTAATCTGATCCGCAATTTTTAGGCTTTCAATCAAATCTTTAAACTCATATTGATCAATTGATTGGTTCTCTAGCATCATTTTGTAAGATTTTGCTTCTTTGTATAGATCGCTAATATTCATCTTGGTTTGCTCCCTGTAACTTGCTGAATGCGCTCAGCAGTAGTTTCGATTATGTTTAATTTGGCCTTGCAATATGCTGCGCTGGGGCTTTTTAATGTATAAAGCTGATCAACTATTTTGTAAAGATCATCAACCAGCACAATCTCTTGATCATTATTTGGCAAATATTGACTGTAATTCTTTAATTCTAAAGCGCTTACATATATGACATAAGTGCTTTGTTTTGAGCAATCTGAGACTTGCGCTTCGGTTCTTATTCGATTGACTAGTTCATATTCAAGCGGATCATAGTTGCCGATCATCAAACTGCATCCTGAAAGAAACAAAACAGGAATCAATTTAAACGGATAGCGTTTATTTTCTTTTGCTTTGCGTCTTTCATCGCGTTTTGGTGGTTTGCTCATAAATATCTCCAGGTGGGAATAAACATTTGGGCATTACTTCTCGCGATTATGAAAGCAGGAAAAATTCTCGCTTATGCCATCCTGTTGCGCCTGCTTAACTATTCCCTTGTCCATTTTATCCAGTTCATTGATTTTGCCAACAAAGGGGACAGATTCTTGACAAGTGCAAGGCAATCTTCCTTGATGACAGTCACCATTGCATCCTAACTCAGAAAGCATAAAAGTGGTCATAATTTGCTCCTATTTGCGTGTTTTTAGGATTTTGCTCGCTCTCATGTCGCTTAAGATCGGCAAAGGCATCTCGAGTCTTTTTACTTTATTTGCTGGATGACAACACCATTTTTCACCCATTTTTTTAATTGATTCCTTGGCATTGATGGCATTTTGCTCAACCAAAAGCTCATAAATATCAAAATTAAATCGTCCAGCTTCAATCATTTGCTTTAAAAGGCTGCGGTCATTCTTGGTCATAACTCCATAATCTCCACGTCATGCGCTTTCTTTTTGCCTTTTCTAAGGTCTTGAATGCGCTTTTCTGTTAATCGAAAGCACTTCACCATTACGCGCTCGGGCAAGATGGCCACAAGCTCAGCATAGTCCTCAAAAAGCGCTTGTAGGGCTTTTATTCCTTCGGCATCTAATCTGATATTGTTTCCATCTCTTTTGCGCTTTCCTGCTCGAACCAAGGCCATTGTTGCGTCATTAAGTAGGTTGTCCTGATCCTGGCAGACTTTTATCTCAAGAATCAGGGTTTCCATCAAATTGACGCAATCAGAGCAGACTTGCCAATCGTACTTAGTCGGTTGAGGATTTAGTTTTAAAGCTGCCAATGCTTGATATAGCAAAGTAAGCTGATAAGTTCTTCTGTCCTCGGATATGGGGACAGTCGGACTGGACATAATTTCATCCATCAACGTATAAGTTTCATGGCGAAGTCTTGGCATGATTACTGTACGTTTTGCTCTGTTAAACCAGTTTGATCGCCAGGTGCAGGAGGTGTCGCTGGTGCGGGTGGCGCTACTGGTGCTTGTGCCATTTGTTGCGCTTGGGCTTGCTGGATCAATTTACCCATTAAGCCGGCAACGTTATTAAATGGTTCTTTTCCTACCAAACCAACTACAAAATTAAATTCATCATTCTCAAGTACGAGGTTAATCATTTTTCTTTCCTTTCAGGGTTCTAAAAATTACTGCTAATTCATTGGTCAGGGTATGGGCTTGCGCTGCTTCTTTGCTTGCCCCTTTCCAATCTTCTTTTAAGCTACAAACGTGCATTTTTTTGATTTGCGCGTCTAGCTCAATAAGCACTTCAGAATAATCCCTCATACGGTTCTCCCGATGCAACGATATTCTTTGAAGCGTTTATTGTTTTTTTTCACCCACCGATCGTGGAATTGATAACCTTTTTCCTTTAAATCAAGGATTCTGCGCGGTAAATGAATGCAACCAAATAATTCCAAAGCCACTAATCCGCTAATATATTTTTTCTTTGAATAAGCCAAGATATTGTCGTTTTGAGTATTGAAATTCATCGTATTCTCCTAAAATGGAATGTCATCAAGATTTGATTCGGGTGCTGGAGCCTGCTGATTTTGATCAGCATTTTTTTCGCCTGGTTCGTTTAAAAATGCCAATAATTTGCCATCTTTAAGACCTAATAATGGGATTGATTCGAGGCTAAGCATGAGGCCATGTCTTGTTTCAACAATAACCCCAATGGTCTGATAGCGTCTTTTGCTTTTGCCATCGTTGCCTTCGAATTCTGAAACTGCAGCATTGATGTAGTATTTAATTGCCATGATTGTCCTTATTTGATTTGAAGATAACTGCCTTGGGTTAATCGAGCGCCTTCAACAATAACCCCATTTTTAAGGTCATCTTTTAAGCGATTTTTGTTTAAAACTGGAGCTGGGGGTTCAGGAATATCAAAGTATTGCGCTGGAATTTCATCGGCATTGATTACTTCAACTGCTGGTGGGCTATTGCGCAAACTAAGCGCGAAATATGGGCAATCAATCTTAGTAATTCCTGTCCGCGCCATGTTGTCTTTAAGATAATTTCTGATCCTTTCGGCTTTTGCTTCGATGGCTTTTCTGCGCTCTGCCATTTGTTTTTCTGCTGCTTTGATGGATTCTGCGCTTGCCTCCAGGTTGCGGACAAACATGGCCACGTTGGTTGCTTTGACTTCTAAATCACCGGATAGGCTTTCCAAAGTATCAGCAAAAGTTTTCTCGTCCAAATCCATATCTTGCAACTTTTGAAGATCTTGCAAATATTGATCAGCGATTGTATAAAGGGTTAGATCGGTCATTTTTAATCCTTATGATTGAGTGGCCATCAATTCGCCTTTGCGAATGTCCTTTGCGCTATCAATCTTCTTGATCGCGGAGGTATCATTTTGTGCAAAAGCTAGCTTATAAGCGGTTGCGTGATTAATCTTTAAAGCATCGAGCGTGTCGCTATCCATTATTGAAATCACAAAGTCTGAAACTTGATTTTCTGACAATGGGGTTTTTTGAACCGTTGCTGGTTTAGCTTTTGGCGCGACTTCATGGGTATGCAAGTCTGCGTCATTGTCACCCTCGGTTGGAATCGCAAAAGCCTGCAATGCTGCGTATTTGTAGGCTGCTGACATTGCCTTGTTGGTTGCTTTGTCCGATGTATCCATCGCTTCACCAAAGGTTTTGACGGTGTGTTTTGAGCCATCCTCTGCCGATACAAAATCAAACTCTACTTCAACCGTAACGTAGAAAATTGCTCCCCCAGCTTTGGTTTGACGTTCTACGCATTCCCTTGTCAAAACCCTTGGAAGGATACAAAGGCCATGCTCGGCCATTAAAGGGCTGACTGTGTTGAAAACATCGTCAATCCCCCTAAATTTGTAAGATGCGCCTTGTTGATTGGTTCGGCTTTTGGTGATGCCGACTTTTGCTAATTCGGTTTGAACTGCGTTAATTGCTTGATAGACTTTCATGGTTTTCCTTAATCGTTAATTTCAAACTCAGCAACTTGCTTGGCTAGTGATTCTTGGTAATCAAAAGAAATGGCCATGATTTTTCTGCCAATTTGCTCATAATCACCGGTATCGATCGCGTCTTGAAGGGCTTGCGCGGTATAAACGTCTAATTCGCTCAGCGCTTCTGCAATTGCTGATGAAGTCTTTGGGTTGTATTCTTTTTTCATTAATTGCCAGGTGCGTTCTTCGATTTCGTCTGTGCGATCATCGTAGTCCTCAGGCTCGTAGTAGGCATCGTGTCTGCTCATTCCCATGATTAAAACCCCCAAGCAAACATCGCGCCTAAGATGATTCCAAGAATGATTACCCCGATCCATTCAAAAATTGCTTTTTTCATCACTTTCTCCTTCATCACTTGTTTAAAAAATTTACTGCATAGGTGTTACTATACACCAATAAAACCACTTAGCAACACTTTTATGTAATTATTTTATAGGTGATTTCCCTAGTTTATATTCTTAAAATATCATTTTATTGTGGTATAGTTTTGAAAAAGGAGGATTTATGCATCAACTTGAGCTTTTAAAAGCCGAATTCGGCACATTAACGAGACTTGCCAAGATTTTAGGCATTCGCGCAACTGCAATTTACAACTGGGCAGATCGCGGTCATATTCCAATCAAACATTTAGCTAAATTGAGGGAACTTTCGGAAGGCAGATTAACTAAAGAAATTTTGCGTCCAGACCTATTTAAAGAGGACTGAAATGAATTTTTACCCGTTTCATATTGGGGATTATGCAGCTCATACCAGGCATCTTAGTTTTATGGAAGATTTGGCTTATCGCAGGCTAATTGATCAATATTACTTAGATGAATGCCCATTAAAAGGTGATCCATCGTTTATTGCTAGAAGAATTGGAATGTCTGATTTCAGCTCTGATGTGCAATACATTTTGGAAATGTTTTTTGAAAAAATTGACGATTTATGGGTTTCCAAGCGATGTGATGATGAAATTGCCAAGTATCGCGTGAAAGCAGACTCAGCTCGCAACGCAAACAGAATCAAATCAGAAAAGAAATCTGCTCTGAAATCAGAACTGAAATCAGAACCAAATCAGAACGTAACCAAGAACCAAGAACCAATAACCAAGAACCATATAAAAACTACTGCTCCTAAAGTCGCAACTCCTGACGGAGTTAGTGTTGATCTTTGGAATGATTTTTTGATCTATAGGAAAAGACTTAAAGCACCGGTTACAGATCGAGTGTTGGCAAGATTGATCAAAGAAGCTAATTTGGCAAAAATGTCCTTATCCGATGTTTTGGAAACCATCATTTTTAAAGGATGGCGCTCTTTTGAAGCATCCTGGATGCAGCAAGCTGCACAAATGGCTCAGAAAGCTAAAGAATTGCCTCTTGGAAGCGATAAGCAGATTGAGGAGGCATATCGTATCGAATGCGGTGGAGATCCAGCCAAGGCTCGTTTTAATAGCTATTTTGAGATGAAGAAGTTTATTTTGGATCAACGCGATAAAAGGAGGCCTGCGTGATTTATTACATTTATGACGAGCTGGGCATGATTCGTCAGGTAAAAAGCAAAACCGAAGCGCGCTATTTGGTTTCACTTAGGCCTGAATGGAAAATTGTTGCAAAAAAGATCAATAAATCAGTATTTCAATTTGAGGAGGCGAGGTTTTGAATGAGTTGGCTCTTTTCGCAGGCGCTGGTGGAGGAATACTTGGAGGACATTTGCTTGGATGGCAAACAGTTTGTGCAGTCGAATGGGAAGCCTACCCAGCAAGCGTACTGTGCGCCCGACAAAATGACGGACTTCTGCCGAGTTTCCCGATTTGGGATGACGTTCAAACCTTTGACGGAAAACCTTGGAGAGGAATTGTTGATGTCGTATCTGGAGGATTTCCATGCCAAGACATATCAGCAGCGGGGGGGGGTGCTGGAATCACAGGAAAGCGTAGCTCAATGTGGAAACATATGGCGCGCATCATTTGCGAAGTACGACCAAAATTTGTCTTTGTGGAAAACTCACCAATGCTCACTTCTAGAGGACTTGGAGTCGTACTCGGAGATTTGGCCAAAATGGGGTTCGATGCGGAATGGGGAGTGCTTGGAGCAGCAAATGTGGGCGCACCTCATCTTAGAGAAAGAATTTGGATATGTGCCAAACAACGAGAATTTTTTTCATACTCCGAACACGACTGGATTGGATGGAGGGAGCAATTCAAGAAAAGCATTAAAGAAAAGAATGGAAATGTGGCCGACTCCAGTTTGCCAAGATTCACGTCACGCAATAAGTCGGCATCTAGATCCCGATTGCAAGCATTGGAAAAGCAATCTTGGGGAAGTAGTAATGAGCAAAGAAAAACCAAATACGAGTGGCCGGCTGAACCCAACGTGGGTAGAGTGGCTGATGGGGTGGCCTCTCGAGTGGACAGACTTAAAGCCATTGGAAACGGACAAGTATCAAGAGTGGCTGCAATCGCATGGAAATTATTAAAAGAAAGGCTAGAAAATGGACATCAATGAAACATTAGATCAGCGTCAAAAAACTCATGGCATATTTACAGACCATGCTCAAATCAGCCAAAAATTGAAAGCAATAATTAGCGTTCAATACAACTATGGCGGTCTTGAAGATGATCAAAAAGAAGCACTTGAAATGATCATGCACAAAGTTGCGCGAATCCTTAATGGCAATCCTGACATTCACGATCATTGGCATGATATTGCTGGATATGCCACTTTGGTTGCCAATCGCTTGAAAGGGGATTAATGCAATGCGACTCGTCACGATGCCTTGGTTCATCGGGAATTTTCAATATGTCATGCCTTATTTGTTGTGTAAGACTGGTGAAAAGCGCGAGGCCGAGCCGGAAACAACAGGAAATCATGCTTGCGTCAATAGCAAGGTTCAAGAATGCACCGAGTCGGGATCAAATACTAGCTTTTATGAAAAGGGATGGGAATGATGAACGCAAATAAAATAAC